ACGGAGACACCTTATGCCGTCTAGACGGTGTGGATAGACACACAAAAATTAGGCCGAAAAATTCTGTACAGGAAAGCAATATAACCTTTACCCATAACAATGGCACAACAGAATAGTACTCTGACTACCGCACTTACACGTCCGGGTCAGAAGAATAGCACAGGCAACGCCCGTGAACTTTATTTAAAGCTGTTCAGTGGAGAGATGTTCAAAGGCTTCCAGCACAACGCAATCGCTAGAGACCTTGTAATGAAGAGAACACTTACAAATGGTAAGTCACTTCAGTTCGTCTACACTGGACACACAAAAGCCGAGTACCATGTACCCGGCAACAGCATACTAGGTAACACAGATGGTGCACCTCCAGTAGCTGAGAAGACCATCACTATAGATGACCTTCTAATCTCAAGTGCTTTCGTTTATGAACTTGACGAGACACTTGCTCACTACGAATTACGTGGTGAAATTTCCAAGAAGATTGGATATGCTCTTGCACAGAAATACGATAGACTAATCTTTAGAGCTATCGCTAAAGGTGCTAGACAAGCTTCTCCAATCACTAAGACTGGGTTCGTAGAGCCCGGCGGAACACAGATCAGAGTTGGTACAAACAACCAAGCATCTGACGCATACGTTCCAGCTTCTCTAATCAACGCTTTCTACGATGCAGCTGCTGCACTAGACGAGAAAGGAGTAAGCTCTGAAGGACGTGTTGCTGTGTTGAACCCAAGACAGTACTACGAATTAATACAAGGTGTTGGTTCTAACGGTCTTATCAACAGAGACACACAAGGTACTGCGTTACAGTCAGGTAACGGAATCATTGAAATTGCAGGCATCAAGATCTACAAGTCAATGAACATTCCATTCTTCGGCTCATACGGTACTAAGTATGGTTCTGCATCTGCAACAAACCCCGGTGTAACAAGCCCCGGAAACGTAGGAACATTTGTTGGTGAAACAGCTGAAGACGGTAGAGCTTCTGTAACTGGTATCAACAACAACTACGGTAACGCTTCTGACTTCGCTAACAGCTGCGGCTTAATCTTCCAAAAGGAAGGAGCTGGTGTTGTAGAGTCAATCGGACCACAGGTTCAGATTACTTCTGGCGACGTTAGTGTTGTTTACCAAGGTGATGTAATCCTAGGTAGACTCGCAATGGGAGCAGACTTCTTAAACCCTGCTGCTTGCGTTGAGTTAATCGCTGGTGCTGCTGTCGGATCTACAGGTAACGCTGCATTCGGTACAACATACCCAGCTAACGCTTAATTTTTATTTTTTATACGGGAGCTTCGGCTCCCCTTTTTTTATTATGCCTTTTCCAACCACAAATGCAGCTCAAGAGTTGCCAGCTATAAACCAAATACTTACATCCTGTGGTCAGGCTCCTGTAACTACACTAGACCAAACCAACCCGGAAGTTGCGATTGCCTATGATACACTGTTACAGGTGTCAAGGGAGGTACAATCCGAAGGATGGACTTTTAACAAGGAGTACCACTACGAATTTAACAAAGATGTTAATGATGAAATACTCATACCAAATAATGTAATACAGATTAAACTTACAGAGAACGCACAAAACTCACCCTACCATGCGATACGTAGAAGTGGTAAATTATATGATAGACAAAACCATACATACAAATGGACGTATAGTCCTATCGAATGCGATGTAGTTTGGGAGTTTGACTTTATAGATTTACCAGAACCAATACAAAACTTCGTAAAAGCCAGAGCAGCTACATTAGTGTCTGGCAGAATAGTAGGAGACGACGACCAGTACAAACGACTTAGATCACAGGAAGGAGAAGCAAGAGCTGTGGCTTTAGAGTATGAAACTAGCCAAGGGCAGTTTACTATGTTTGGTCATCCACAAGACGCCCAGAACTTCTACCAAAGCTATCAACCATTTCACGCTTTACAACGATAATGCCAGCAGTAACTCAGCGAGTTGACGATTATCTTGGTGGAGTATCTAGACAATCTGATGATAAGAAACTTCCCGGTCAAGTCGAGGAGTGTATCAACGGCTATCCTGATCCAACCTTCGGTCTTACTAAAAGACCGGGGTTTCAGCACATAGGAAATCTAGGTACTGGCACTACATATGACAACTCTAAGTGGTTCTTTATATCTAGAACCGATAATGAAAAATATATAGGGTGTATTACACCAGCGTCAGGAGGCTCTACAGGAGCGATTGCTATATGGAACGCTGTAACCTTTGCCGCAGCTACTGTTACGTACGGTACAGGGGCACAGGCATACCTTACAGGAGTACGTACAGATTATGATGTACTGACTATACAAGATAAGTCTATAATTTCAAATAAAATTACAACAATAGCTAAAAATGCTGACCCTACATTTAATGCTAATAGACAAGGTACAGTTAGAATAACTGGTGTATCTAATGATACTACATATAATATTAGTGTAGCTGGTCAAGCTATTACAGCATACACCTCACCTAACAATGCTACTTATGATACAGTTTTAACAGAACTTAAAAGTAGAATAGATGGTTTAAGTGTATCTAACTTAACAGTTACTAAATTAAAAGACAGTCTACGTCTAGTACGTACAGGTGCTTCATTTACATTGACTGGTTCAGGTGGTGCTTTTAATAATCAGCTAAACGTATTCCAAGATCAGGTTGCTAGTTTAGATGAGTTACCGAGTGAATCATTACATAATCATGTTGTTAAAGTTATTAATGCTGGTGCACTTACATCAGAATACTACTTAAAATATGTAGCAAACAATGGTACATCTGGACCGGGTTACTGGGCAGAGACATTAGCTCCTGATACATCTACAGGACTCAACGCTGCTACTATGCCACATGAGTTAGTAAATACAGGTGTAAATGCGTTTACATTTCAACGTGTAGCATGGGATGCTAGAGCTGTAGGTGATGATGAGACTAACTCACACCCTTCATTTGTAGGACAGAAGATAACTCAGTCTTTCTTTCACAACAACAGACTTGGTTTCTTATCTGGCGACACAGTATCTATGAGTCAGTCAGCTAAGTTTTTTAATTTCTATCATACATCTGCACAGACAGTTACAGACTCAGATCCTATTGACATTAGTGCAAGTACAGTTAAGCCTGTTGCACTTCATAGTGTAATACCATCTACTCAGGGTCTTGTACTATTTAGTGCTAACCAGCAGTTTCTAATGGGAGCTGGCGATGGTATATTAACACCAGCTAAAACAGTTATACGTACCATAGCTAACTATGAGATGGATACGATTATTGATCCTGTTGATACTGGTACAACAATTAACTTTATTAGTAAGACACCTAGTTATACTAGAGTCTTCGCTATGGTTACACGTGGAGAAAACGAAAACCCACAGGTAGCTGACATTGGTAGAGTTGTAAACGAATGGATACCAGCTTCAGTCGATACATTAATCTCAAGTGCTCAGAACCAGTTTATTGCGTTCTCAGGACAAAATACAAGATACATATATTTCTTTAGACAGTATGCAGAAGGTAAAGATATTAAATTACAGACATGGTTTAACTGGCTTGCACCCGGTACTGTACAAACTATAGCAGCAGATTCTGACGAATTTTTTGCTGTAACAAAACAGGGCGGACAGTTTACACTTAGCAAAGCTAGTTTGAGTCAGAGTCCTGACGATGCTATTATCGTTAACAATGATGGTCAGAAACTAAATCCATGTATAGATCTATATGCTACAGCTAGCTCTGTTACATTTGATACAGCTGGTGAGTTTTCTAAATGTTTTATACCATACAATGATGCAACTAATCTAACACCTGTTCTAGTTATTAAAGGTACTACAGCCCAAGGTCAGTTTATTGAGTCTGGATTTACTATATCTCCAGAGCGTGTAGTCGAAGGTGGTAACACATATTTTAAAGTACCATTTAAAAACTTGACAAGTGTAGCGAGTGATGTTATCGTAGGATATAAGTTTGACTTTGATGTTATACTACCTAAGACTTACTATAAGATAGACCAAGAAATGAAACGTAGTGACTTTACTGCTAATCTTACAATAGCTCGTATGAAGTTTGCTGTAGGATTGTCAGGAGTTATGGGTTTTAAACTTAAAGTCTAAAGGTATACGTCAAGGTAAACGTGAGTATACAGGCGACGGTAGTACCACAGTTTACAACTGGATAGACGAAGATTTAAGTTATGTAGATGATGACCAGATTAAAGTCAAGTTAGATAATGTGGTAACTACTGCATTTACTATAGATACTACAAGTGGTATTGTACCTAAAATTACATTTAACACTGCACCGGGTAACGGTGTAAAGATACTTATATATCTTGATGAGTGGTATAACTTAAACCCTGTTGTTATGGCTGACAACTATCTAGCTAACGATATTGCTGTGGTAGATCATGCTATATTTACATTACCAATACACCAGAAAACAGATAACTTTACACTACGATTATTTAACGACTCACCGTTTCCCGTCTCTCTAAACTCTATGATGTGGGAAGGAATATACTCACCTAGATTTTACAGGAGGACATAATGCTACAATTTATAGCCCCAATAGTCGGGCTTGGTTTACAAGTATATGGTGGAAGAAAGCAAGAACAAGCAGCCAGAGGTGCTGCTGATACACAAAATGCTGCAACCGAAGCCCAATATCAATACGACGTAGAAGCATGGGACATGGCAAAGCAGTCAGCTATTGCTAAACGTAACTATGCTGTACAAGAAATAGAAGAGAAAGCTAGACAAGAAGGTCTGATCGCAGCACATAAAGATGCGTCAAACTTACGTACCTATAATTACAATTTACAGATACGTGACAGAGAGCAAGATCTAAATAATCGTATGTATCAAAAGTCTGAAGATATATTTTATAATCAGCTTGGTATTAATGCAGATAATGAAAGGTCTGCTCGTATGGACGAAAGACGTCAGCTACGAGAAATAGAAACAGAAAACAGATATCAAAAAAATGATGCGTACCTAGAAGCTATAGAAGCTGAAGGTGCTATCAGAGCACGAGGTCAAACAGGTAGATCTATAGATAAAGCAAAAAGCGTAGCAGCATTAAAAGCATCTACAGCTTTGTCTTTACTTGACTTATCACTTGACAATGCTTCAGCAGCATCACGAAGTGCATTACAATCTATAGGTACACAACGTACGGTACAAGATCTTAACGCATACGCAGCTAAGATGTTAGACCCCGGCGTACTACCAGAACCTATTGCACCATTACCAACACCACAAGCTACATTCTTATACCCAAGAGTATTTGAAGATTATGACTTTGGACCTGAGCCTATTAAAGGAGCTATGGTATCACCATCAGCAGCATCCGCACAGGTATGGGGTACAACAATTAGTAGTATAGCTGGTACAGTCGGTGGTATGTTTCAGAATAATACTAAATCA